TTTTTTTTTTTTTTTTTTTTTTTTTTTTTTATTTATTTTTCTTTTATTTATTTAATTTTATTCTGTTTAAGGTTGTTCTCCTGATTGTTTTGATAATGTTCAATCCCATTCTGTATAACAATGCTAAGCCTATCCATTTTCCAACTAATAATGTTATCAACACTATTATTATAATATCCTTCTCGATATTCCTCTTAATTGCTCTGTTTCTTGATTTAAAATCTCTGAAATAATAAATCATTTTCTCTTTTTCAAGTTTCAATCTATTTCCCTCATTATACCTTATTTTGGTACCTTCATTTAATAGCATTATTCTTTTGTTTTCTCTCATGTTGTAAGGTATAGCCTCTACACTACTTACTAAAACCTTTGTATATTTTTCTTTCCTAACTTCCTCCTCTATACCATTTCTGTATAAAGCTTCCAATTCATCCCATTTTTCTTCTGTTAGCATATTTTGAACATCACTGTTTTGCCAATTTATAGTTACATCTGCATCTAAATAATTTTTATTCATTTTACTCAATTCTGTTTTCCCTTCTCCGCTAGGTATCACTATGAATTCTATCATGTTATCTTGAGGTTATTATCTTTTAATCCGTGCAAATGAATATTTTCTTTTGGCAAATTATCCTTCAGAACTTGGTCTATCATTATGTGTCTATATTCTTCTACCTTTTGATGCTCTATTTTAATACTCCCCACAGTTATTTCTTCTTCTGTGGTTTCTTTTTCCCCATTTATTATTGTTGGGGCAAAACCTAATACTATCCTAAATTCATTCCCTTCATTATCAATTTCAAGTATACATTTGGGGCAATACATACTTATATTTTCTCTAGTGAAGTTAAACAATGGTACATGTTCACATTTCTTATTTTGATTAAATGTTCCTTTGCTTTCACAATTGACTTCAGTGTTTACTTCTACGAAACCATGCAACATATCTGCTAAATCATCGAAAAAAATTTCATTTTCGAACCATCCTTTCTTAATATATTTAGATTCTTCTCCTTCTTCATATTTAAATTTTGCTATTGTTTTAGCTATTTTTATGAATTCTTTTTGCATAATTTCACACTCTTCAAATCTGTTAGCTATGTGTATTTGTTCCACAACACTGTTAGTGTTTAAACCTATTGAGTTTATTATATTTTGCGATGAATTTATTTTTGTTTTATCTACATTATTATGTCCCCATGTAAAAGGCAAATCTGCTTCTATTTTTGCATGTTCATACACATATTCTGGCCTATTTATTCTCTCAATGACTTTAATTATTATACAAGCACATGCCATAACCACTTCGGGCATGGCCCATAGCATCGACATATAACTTATAGATTTTGCTATTATTATATTTCCTGTTTTTGTTGTAAAAGACCTATTCACCTCTGCACATCCAAACATTTTTCCATATAATCTTTCTTTTGGTCTTATAATAGCTGGCACAGTTATCACACTCCCAAATTTTGATATTTGAAGTGCAACTGCTTCCACTGAATGTCCTAATTTTATAGGAGTGTTCCCTTGTAAAATAGGCATGAATAATATTGCTTCTTTTAATTTGTATCCCAATTGGTTCGCCACTATTTGCATTGCTGCCATGACAGCAGTACTGCTTACCATTAAAGAACCTTTAATTGCTGTGTCATCCCCAGCAGCTTTAATTTTCACTGCTTTCAAAAGTTCTTGTGGGACTGCTTTTTCAATTACCATTGATAGGTATGCACCTGCTCTCATAGTATTGTCATCTGACGTAACTATGTCCCCACTAGCCAATTGTCCCATCATATTTACTTCAATTCCCCAACTTGTTTTAACTTTTCTTTCGACATGCAATCTGTACTTATACTTCAAATATCTGTTGTACAATACTATTTTCTCTTCGTCATTACAATGCATGATATTATTAATCTGTCTTATATATTTACATCCCATCATATGCATGGCTGTTTGATGTCCATCAAAATCACTAAAATCAGCTAATATTGTCCATTTTGTTTCCCATGGATCTAAAAATTTAGGTAAGTCATGATCTATTCTAGTTCCTATATCAGAACAACTAGTATCCTTATTTTTAACCATTGTTTCATTGAAATCTCCAAAAACAATTGCATCTGGTATCCTCATCTCTAAAGCTGCGGCTTGAATAAGTCTTGTTATTTTAACTTTCCCATCTTCATCTAAAGGCAAAACTTCTCTTTTTCTATACATCATATAACAAAACAATTTATCTTTAATGGCTTTCCCTCTTCCTATATATTTTATTAATACTAGGCTCAGTTTTCCCCATATTTGATATGACATTTCATCTTCTGCTGTTTTCCAAATTTCTTCTAATATTGTTCTTTTAGCCCATTCTCCTGCTGTTCCTCTGGTCCTTAAGCTTTTTCTTATTTTTTCTTCTAGGCTTATTTCAATAACTGGTTTATTGAACCACCTAAGCATATGCCAGAATTGTGCCATTAAACCTGATTGATAGGGGCTTGTTTTGAATCCTGCTAACCTTTTGTGTATAGATTTGGTATGCATTTCATCACTCTGATCAGCGAAGGCTGTTTTTTTGACTTCTTCATTTATAAAAGCAGGGGGATCATATATCTCTCTAATATCAAAACCATCATCATGAGAGTATTCTCTTTCTTTATTAGGTTCATCTGTAGATATATTTATACTGTAAATCTTGCTCTCGTCTAACCCTTTTTGTTTCCAATAATTATCAATATGGTTTTCTTCTAATTTTTTATTTGCTTCTTCCCATGTTAGACCGTATCTGTATAAATCTTCCATAAGATTATCCATCAACAAAAAAGATGCATTTGATATAATCATGATTTGATTTCTGAAAATTCTAAATACTGATGGTGTAACTAAATGTGTGATTGATAATATCTTTGTCATTAAACATGTATCAAACATATTTTCGCAGATTATTTTATCTTTTTTATCTAATATTTCTAATATAGACACCAATATTATCATAATCCCCTTTGTCAATTCTTGTTTAATAATCTTATCAATAATGGCTATCAAAACACTAGCTTTTACAACTTTCGACGTTATTACATACATTTCTTTTTTCTTTTCAATACGTTCATGTTCATCATATACTGCATCCATCTCTTCCTTTTCTATTTCTGTTATCCCTTTAACATCTAAATAAGTGAGATTGCTTTCAGACATTAATATTGACCCTGTTTCAACTAGTACTTCTGCACCTACTATTTCTGGTCTTTCATTATTTTGATATCTAAATATGAAGAAATGTAACACCATCTTTAGTAATTTTACTCTGTAGCTCTTAGTTGTTGCTATATCACATATCATTCTAACTTCATAAGAATTATCTGTGAAAAAGCCCAATACCCCTAATGATGCAATTAATAACACATAGAAGAAGTTACCATAATAAGCAGAATTCATTGCCATAACTACCATTTGTAACATTTGGTTTTTCTTGTATTCATCACTAATTTGCTGATTATATTCTATGTCTATATCTCTGGTTACATCGTCTGCTCCTGTTCTTTCGATAAACAATATACCTTTTAAATATTTCTTAACCCAATTATTATCTTGATTTGGTGCTTTGGGTAGTGTTTTAGTACCAGTTATTTTCTTGTGTAAATGCTTGCCCATCAAATCTATTACGGTCTTACTAGGTTTTGATGACCAAATATATCTAAGAACATACACCATTTTGACTCCTATTAACATCGCTGACTTAATTAATTTAATTAACATCATTAATTATTATGCTTATATATTCCCATATCCATTGTTTTATTTTGTTTAAAATATCAGTAAATTTGGAATAGAAACTCCTATCAATTTCTTCATTTTTAACATTGTCTATAATTTCTCTATAATTACTATACAAATCTGATACATCCATAGGACCAATTGGTGTTTGCAACTTGTTATTTCTACCTGTTCTATAAACAAACATAGGGTCACCATCAGGCAATGTGTCAGTTGCGCCCTTTCCAATTATATTGGACATTTCCATTCTTTTAATTCTTTTCCCTATCATAATCCATGTTTCTATATTTGGCGTTATTATTTCTATTATATCGATTGGAATTCCCATTTCTACACAGTATTTTTTAATGCCATTTGTTCCAGCAGACCATTTTCTATTAGATTTATGATATATTAAAGAACAGTCTGTAATACTTCTTAACATTATATCAATATGGCCTATTCCTAAAGCTTTTGATGTTTGCAAATCACAGTGTTGCTCCACCACTCGTATGACGTCCGCTTTAATGCTGCTTTGTGGTAATTCTTCTTTAGGTTGTTTTATAGTTATGATTGTTGCTTTAGTGATATCTCCATGTGTCAATGTATCTATTTTAGTCCTTCTATGTTTATCATCCTCATCGACAACTATTATACAGCGTGATGACACACAAGCACTCACATTTTTCAAAGTTATTATAGATTGAGCAGTTGGTCCAATTGCTGCCCATTTAATATCTGGCATGATAGCGTCCTTCTTTAGTTCTTTTTTAATCAAACTTGTGACATATATATTTGGAGCAGAACTTAAATTAAAAACTTTTACTGTTTTCATACCTGAATAAAATCTCGACATTAAAATTCCACCGGGTGTAGTTAAAATTACACCGGGTGTAGATGCTGTATCGTTTTCAGTCATATGCTCTTGGCTCCTTTCTTCACTTTCTCCTTCTTTCTCATCTCCTTCTTTTTCCATATAACCAGAATTAGATGAATGTAAGGTTACAACAGTATTTGTCTTTGCTAATTTGTGGCAGTATAATACTCTAGCATCTTCTCTTTTCATCATAACACCTGAGATCACGACATAAACATCTCCTCTATATAAAATGGGGGCTCCTGAATATAAAACATCGAAATCAGGTACTTCTATAACTATTCCGACTGTTTTTCCAGAATCTACCCTAGCTCCTAAAATAATTTTAATTATCTTAGTTTCCACCAAAACATTTTGTCCTTTTTCCATTGTTAGCATCATTGGTTTTTCCTCATTTATACTATCAGACAGTTGTTTAAATTCTCCATCCAAAGCTATTTTATCAGATGTAATCAAATGTTTATTATAAGGAAATGATTCTCCTATTTGAATAGTTTCCGTGCTTATGTGATTTGTATAAATTTTGACCATTTTCGAAGAGTTATCATTCAACGCTTGACATCTCATTTCAAAATAGCAACCACCCCCACATTTGATTATATTTATATTTTCAAATTTAGCTGGAATGGTATTTGACATAATAGATCTTCTGTATTTTGATTTATCACAATAAATATGTCGAGCAATCATATGACAGGTTGACGCAATAAAACTACCATATTTTATGTTTTCTATTATTTTTTCT